CCGTGATCGTGGACGAGATCCACGCCCACAAGTCGGACGCGCTGATCGCGGCCCTGACCTACGCGACCCGGGCCACGCCGAACGGCCTGGTCCTCGCGATCTCGACGGCCGGCGAGAACAAGAACGGGGTCGGATACCAGTGGTGGAAGGACGCCCAGCTCGTGAGCCACGAACACGGCGGCGACCCGGCCGCGAACCCCAGCTTTTACGGGCTGATCTACGCGGCCGCCCCCGACGACGACTTCTCCGATCCGGCCGTCTGGCGGAAAGCGAATCCGTCGATGGGGATCACGTTCTCCGAGGAGGAGTTCGCGGCCGACCACCAGGACGCGACCACCGATTCCCGGAAGTTCTCGCGCTGGCTCCGCTACTCGCTCAACGTCTGGGCCGACGGCCGGGACGAGCAATGGTTCAAGGGGGACGCTTTCGCGAGCTGCCGCCGGGCCCCGCCGGAGGCGCTCGCCGGCCGGCCCTGCGTCGTCGGCGTGGACCTGGCCAGCAATCTCGACATGACCGCGGCCTGTTTCCTGTTCAAGGCGGCCGACGGATCCTGGGACGCCGTCATCCGCTACTGGGTGCCGGAGGAGACCGTGGCCGAGCGGGAGCGGAAGGACCGCGTCCCCTACTCGACCTGGATCCGCGAGGGCTGGCTGAACGTGACGCCGGGGGCGCGGCTCGATCACGAGACGGTCGCCCGCGACATCCTGGCCTTCGGGCAGGAGCACCGAATCGTGAAGGTGGGGAGCGACCCGTGGCAAGTCGGCCCGCTCGCGACGTTCCTGCAACGCGAGGGCCTCGAGGTGAAGGGGGTGGCCCAGACGACCGCCCGGCTCAACTCGCCGTGCAAGATGCTCGAGGGCCTGGTCGTCGAGGGGAAGTTCCGGTTCGAGAATCCGATCCTCCTCTGGAACGCGAACCACTGCCTGGTCTACACGGACGCGACCGGCATGATCAAACCGGACAAGGGCAAGAGCACCGAGAAGATCGACGGCCTGGCCGCCGCGGCCAACGCTTTCGCGATGGCGATCGACTCCGACGAGCAGCTCGACGGGCCGAGCCCCGACGACTACCGCATCGTGTCGCTCTGGTAGGGGCACTGGTTCAAGGGTTCGGACAGGCGGCCGGACAATGCCACCCCCGGCCGCAGTACGCGCCGGGTCCCCGGATGCCGCCTGATGCCCGCCAAGAAGGCCACCGCCACCACCACGAAGCGGCCCTCGCGGCGGCGCGGCAAGGCGGCCGGGCCGGTGATGTTCTCCGTCCGGGGGTCAAACCTGGCCCTGTCGCCGTCGGCCTGGAGCGGCACCGGCGGGAATCTGCTGGGGGGCCACATTACCCCCGAGATCGCGGTCCGGGTGTCGTCGATCTTCGCGGTCTGCCGGTTCATCGGGCAGGGGGTCGGCGTGATGCCGGTCCACATCCACCAGACGCTACCGAACGGCCGGAAGGTCCCGTTCAATCCGCCGGCCGCCTACTCGATCCGCCGGCGGCCGAACCCGTGGCAGACGTCGTTCGACTTCATGTCGCTCCAGGCCTACTGGACGGCGCTCCACGGCAACGGCTTCGCCCGGATCCTGCCGGGCGAGCGGGGCTTCATGTCCACGCTAATCCCCATGCACCCGACCCGGGTCAAGGTGGAGCAGCTGCCCGACTACTCGATCCGCTACCAGTTCCTCCAGGAGAAGGGCGGCTGGGTTCCGCTCGCCCAGACCGAGGTCCTTCACTGGAAGTGGATGAGCGAAAACGGCCTCTGGGGAATGGCTCCGTCGGAGGTCTGCGCGACCTCGATCGGCCTGGCCCGCCAGCTCGACGTGGCCGCCACCGCCTACTGGCGGAACGGGGCCCGGCCCGACTTCGTGATCCAGACCGACGAGAAGCTCGACGAGGGCGCGATCGACCAGCTGCGGACGATGTTCCGCGAGATGTACGGCGGGGCCAACCGCGGAGCCCCGGCCGTGATGACGAAGAAGATGACGCTGACGCCCATGCAATCCAACAGCATGGAACAGAGCCAGTACCAGCAACTCCGGGACGCGATCCTCCCCGACATCTGCCGCCACTGGGGCGTTCCAAGTACGCTCCTGGGGGACGCCAAGATGGCGAGATACAGCAACCCGGAGCAGGAGCATCTCTCCGCGCAGGTGTGGTGCATGCTGCCCTGGCAGAAGCGGATGGAGGGGCCGTTCGACATGGCGCTCCAGCCGGTCTACGGCGACGACGTCTACGTCCGGCTCGACAACCGCGGGCTCCTTCGGGGCGACTCCGCGAGCCGCGCGGCGCTCTACCAGTCGATGTTCAACATGGGGGCGATCACCCCGAACGAGATCCGCGACTTCGAAGACCTCGAGGTCCTCGACGACCAGGCCGCGAACGAGACCTTCATGCAACTAGGGTTCTCGACCCTGGGCAACGCCGCGGCCGCGGCGGCCGCCCCGCCGGAAGGCGAGCCGGTGGCGCAGCCGGCCGACGAGCCGGAGGACGAGCCGGCCGCCGACGAGCCCCAGCCGGCCCGCGGGCCGGGGGCCGGGGTGCCGGAGGCCGGCGGCTTCCGCGAGGGCCAGTACGTCTACTGGGCCGGCGGGGAAGGCACGATCGAGCACCTGATGATCGACGGGGTCCTGGGGGTCGAGGGCTCGCCGTTCGCGATCACCGCCACCGAGGCCGAGCCGGCCGCCAGTGTCCGCGTCTACCAGGACGGCCAGCCGACCGAGTTCACGGTCGGCCGGCGGGTGTCGGAGCTGTCGGCCGAGCCGATGGACCAGGAGGACAACGAATGACCGCCGAGATCGAACGCCGCTATCTGCCGACGACCGACTACCCCGACGCGATCCGGGTCGAGACCCGCGACGGCGAGCCGCCGGTGATCACCGGAATCTCGCCCCCGTGGGATTCGCTGTCCGTGGATCTCGGCGGCTTCCGCGAGAAGTTCGCCCCGACCGCCTTCGACGGCCTGGTCGACCGCAAGGCGAACGATCCGCGCGGGAAGATCGACGTCCCGTTCCTCACGGACCACCTGTCGCACCTGATCACGGGCCGGACCTCAAACGGCCGCCTGGAAATCCGGAAGGCGCTGAAGGGCCTCGAATACGTTCACCGGCCGATCCAGACGACCCACGGCCGGGATCTGGCCATGCTGGTCGCCGATCGGACGATCACCGGCTCGTCGTTCGCCTTCACCGCCGCCCCCGACGGGGAGGCCTGGACGGAGGACGAGAAGGGGAACGTGACGCGGACCGTGTTCCGGGCCTCCGGCCTCTACGACATCTCCGCCGTCACCTACCCGGCCTACCCCCAGAGTTCGATCGGCACCCGGTCGCTTCCGCTCTGGAAGAACGCCCGCGGCATCGTGGCCGCCCGGGCCGAGCCGAAGCCGCTCACGATCTCGATCGACTACGACCGCACGTTCACCGCCGCGCCCGGCCTGTGGCGGTCCTTCATCGTGGACGCCACGGGGCGCGGCAATCGGGTGGTGTGCATTTCGCGCCGCGAGGACACCGACGCCAACCGCGACGAGCTGCGGCTGGCCTTCGGCGACCTCGACCTGGCCGGGCTGCTGCTCTGCGGCACCGGGACCCAGAAGCGGGCCGCCGCGGCCGCCGCCGGCCTCGAGGTGGACGTGTGGATCGACGACTACCCCGAGGGGATCCCGGACGCCGCTCCGGTCCCGCGGGGGACGCCGCCGGTCAAGGTCTCGACCCTGGCCGGGGCCCGGGCCGCGGCAGCGGCCGCCGCCGCCCGGATGCGAATCGTCACCGGCTGAAAGGAAAACGCCCTATGATTTCTTCCGCCCCCGTGGCCGTGGCCACGAACCTGGACGCCGGCCTCCTGGGGAAAATCCACGCCTTCGTCGAGGCCTCGAAGTCGGCCTCCGCCGACGGCCTGACCTGGGTCGAGTTCGGCGACCTGATGCTGGCCCTGCTCCGCCTGGTCGTCACCGCCCTCGACACGGTCGGCTCCATGACCGGCGCGGAGAAGAAGGCCCTGGCCCTCGAGGCCGTGGCCCACCTGTTCGACGCGGTGGCCGACCAGGCCGTCCCCGCCGTCGTCTACCCGCTCTGGCTGATCGCCCGGCCGGCCGTCCGGTCGCTGGTCCTGGCCCTGGCCTCCGGGGCGATCGAACAGCTGCTGCCACTCGTGAGGGCCTGACCATGGATCTCGTCGTCCTGCTCC